TGTGACCGCTGTGGCCTTATACGGAGAGGTAATCCTTTGTCTTACCAGTTACAGTATTCGACCCTCAAAACGACCACCGTCCGCGGGAAGGGTGGCCAAAACTGCTTTACATGGCCGACTTCGACCGTGTATGAGCAGTTTAGCCGCACCTCCGGGGAGGATGTGTTGTATGAGGAGAAGATGCCTAACTGGCGACAGAGGATCGCCCTGGGTTTGAATGCAACCACCCCTTTCACTGCTGAAAGAAGGGAGTTGCTGATCACCGACGGGTATGAATATGCTCGCCGGTGGTGCAATCACAGTGCCGCGAAGTCTTGGTCCTCTGAAGAGAGGACCGGGGACTTTATCGGTACTGGGCTTGCCTTACCTTCAGCACCCTCGACGGATGAGGACTCAAACGTCAACGCACGTGCGCTCATGAACTATGTCAAGGCGGCAAGACAAGCACAGGGCTCCTTTCGAGGGGCCACTTTTGCTGTCGAACTCGCTGAGGCATTGCGCATGATCCGTAACCCTGCGATGGGACTCCGAGACGGTATTGACCGCTGGAGCTCCTTGGCTCGACGTCGTCTAAAACAGGCGACGGGTCGAGATCCACTCGGAACGCGTGTTCGTGATCTGTCCAAAAGACAGAGATCGGCCGCGAACCGAGCGCTATCAGAGAGTTGGCTGGAGACCCAATTCGGGTGGCTCCCGCTAATATCTGATATCGAGGACGGCTACCATGCCGTGAGAAAGTTTGACAAACGTCAAGACAGAAAGGCTATTACGGCCTTTGCTGATGACAAAAGTCAGACCGACTCGGGGGTGGTAACCAGGTCTTCGAGAAACATAAATTTTACGTGGAGGTATTATACCTTCACGGAAAGCTATGTTAGGTATTACGGCGCAGTCAAAGTTCGTACTTCCACAATCAAGAGTCGTGTGATCGAAGAATCGGGATTTCGATTCCGAGACTTCGTTCCCGCGCTCTGGGAGTGGATTCCGTACAGCTTTGTAGTGGATTATTTCACCAATATCGGTGAGGTAATCGAGGCAGCGTGTTTTCCTCGTAGTGATATGGCCTGGACAGGTAAGGTTTTTCGCAACACTCGCACGCGAGATTGTACTCGCTGCCAGTGGGCGAAAAGTAACAACCTTAAACTGCCCTTGACTAACACTATAGAGGTCGATGCGTGTATACCGTCGACGCAGATATGGCGCCGTAAATATGTCCGTCGTACCCCGTATCTAGGCTCCTTCATTCCTGCGTTCCAGTGGGAAATCCCTGGAATGAGGAACTGGAAGAAGTATCTGAATATGGGAGCGTTGGCGCATTTACGGTTCGGGATGAGGAGATAACCTCCAAATCCCTTTTCCACTTACACAGAGGTGACTTCCATGTCATTTTCGCTGAGTTCGCCGGTGACAGGTTCGGCCCAGACGGGCCTAACTTCTCCGACGTACACTCTCACTGCAGACACTCCGCCTGTTTCTCATTCGAAACAGTACGCAGTGACTGCCTTGGGAGGGACCCAGACGGGCGTCGAGGCTCATGCAATGAGCCAGCCCTTCACCATCGCAATGTTTCGTCCGGCGGTCCCAAAGACCCTCGGAACTCCGAATCCTGCGACGGGGGTCATCAACAACATTCCTCGAAACGTTTCGAAGATTGTTGTTCGCAAGGGTGTCAACGTGGCCGCGGACCAGGCCCCAGTTACGGCGATATTCACACTCACGTGTGATATCCCGGCTGGGTCCGATGTCTACGACCCGGAGAGCATCCGAGCGGCGTTGTCTTGTTTGTTCGGGTCTCTCGACCAGCAAAGCGCTGGTATTGGTGACTCTATTGTCACTGCTGTCCTGTAGAGGCCAGCATGGACAAAAAGATCAGCCTGAGAGACATGCTTCAGAGGATTATCTGGGCGCTGGTCGGCTACTTCGCCAGTATCTACGGCGTTGTAGACCTTCCGGTCCCAGGTGTCCTCTACTAACCACCTAACTAGGAGAGTGCTATGGAAACGACGAAACAGCGGACCCTACGTGTTATACGCGGGTGTCCATTCTGTTATTCTACGGCCGCCGTTGTTACTGTTAAAAGTAACAAAGTTGCTGTCCCGACCTTTGTCATTGTGACAAAGAAGGATGGCTTGGTGACCGAAGAGAGAGTTGATAGTGACACCCTGATCGTCTTCAAAGACCATCAGGACCATTATCTCCTCACATCAGTAACCGTGGCACTCTATAGTGGGCAATGTTTGAAGGTGTTCGGGGTCAACGGTCAAACCGTTCACTCCGTCTCCCTCATTCATTGTTGATCACGAGTTTAACATCGTGACCAGCGGTTAGTGCAACGAACGAACTTGGCAACGGGAGGACAGTATGTCTGGTGTTAGCCGGCAAGTGTTTCTTTCGTGCCTTCAGCAGGACCTCCAGTGGATTGATGAATTGGATCGAAGAGATCCTTTCTTCACTCCGCAGGCGGTGGCTAAGTCGTCTCTTCTCCATTCGATCTTCAAAAAGTTTGAAGAACCGAACGTTGAAGCTGACGATAAGGCTATCGCTAAGTTCTTGGCAGCTAATCAGCTGTCTTGGGCTTGGAAAATCGACACCGAACGACTTGCAACATGGGAAGAGGAATGCCTCGGTACCGTAAAACGGTACCTTGACGATTTCCTTCACCCAGCAGGTGACTTAATGGTTCCAAGCTTCGATACCCTGTTTCATTACGGGGATCTAGGCCCGGGGGCCAACCTGGCAGGTCGTGGGGGGGACTTCTATACCAAGATGTTCTCCTCGAAGCTAACGGTGACGAGTCTTGACTTGTACGCGTCGTACAGACGTTCAATCGCAAACCTCCCCTCATGGCTCGAAGCCGAAAATCATCGGCTCAAGGCACAGGGAGGACCGTTGATCGTCGAAGGTAATCGCACATCCTGCGTACCGAAGAACGTCGACATCTCGCGCACAATCTGCACTGAACCAACATTGAATATGTGGTATCAGCTAGGATTGGGCAACATCATACGCGAGCGCTTGGAGCGATTCTTTGGAATCAATCTAGCGACCGTGGCTGATGTTAACCGCGAGTTGGCACGACGAGGGAGCATCGATGACGGTTGTGGATCCTTGTCTACTATTGACTTGGAGTCTGCAAGCGATTCGATCTCACTCGGCATGATGAAGTACATGTTCCCGAAATGGTTCATGGACATCATTATGCTCCTCCGGAGTTCATCAACTGAACTTCCGGATGGCTCTCGTGTCGAGCTGGGTATGGTGTCTACCATGGGGAACGGTTTTACGTTTCCCTTGCAAACGCTCATATTCAGCTGCGTCGTTGCAGCGGTTTACGAGCAAGCGGGTATTCCCCGCAAGCGCGTAGACAGGCCTGGAGCCAATTGGGCGGTATTTGGGGATGACATAGTCGTAGTTCGCGACACTAAACAATGTCGCGTATACGACCGTGTCCTCCGAGTACTAGCACTCCTTGGCTTTAGACCAAACGCTGACAAGTCCTTTTCAGAAGGACCGTTCCGTGAGTCCTGTGGGAGTGACTTCTATAAGGGTCACTTTGTCCGCCCGGTCTACATTCGTAGATTAGGTGGTCCTCAGGATACTTACGTCGCCTTCAACAAACTCATCAGATGGGTACGGGTCCAAGGTATTAGTTTACCGACGACCCTGCAGTACCTTCTCAGGAAGGCCCGGTTTAACCCGGTCCCTGAATGGGAGTCTGATGATGCTGGTTTCAAGGTACCGGTATGGTTCGGAGGGCCGAAAAGGCGTTCTGCGACAGGCTCGTACGTCTATAAGGCGTGCGTCCTTAGCAGGAAGCCTATTAAGCTTTATCCGGACTATATTAAGGTACCGAGAGGCCAGAGTCGCAGGGACCTGAACCCCAACGGGTTGTTGGTCGCTGTGACTAGAGGCGAGTTTCGGGACGGCGAACTCACTCCCCGGCAAAGGGGTGGGAGAGTCGTCTGGATGAGGAGAATCGCCCTATCATGGGAGATTCCTCCTCTCTCCGATCTGAGAGGCTTCTTAGAGTGTGAACGCTTTGCTTTGTGCAATGCGTCATTCTCGAAGGAAGCCTTCGGAGATGCGATCTGGCCTATTGCAGGCCAGGTTGAAGGGAGACGGTGTGAAACCGTCTTCTACGACTTGTCTTTAGACAAGGCGTAGACCCAGGGGTGAGATACCCCTC